CCAAAAAGACGATAGCTGTAGAACCAGTTCCCCACGTCTCAACCTAATCTAGACCTTGAAAGAGGTGAAAGATATGGAAGATACGACCACGCCATTTTGATCTTGCGATCACGGATGGCGATCCGATCAGTTGAGTCCCCAAGGACCCGCGCTAACAAACGCGGATAACCCTCAGTGGTCCAATTCCTTACGAGATGATACTCGACAGGAATTCTGAACTCCATTCTTTGATAGTCTCTGTTATATCGGATTGGCATGCCAGCATCAATGTTGGCTTGCCACCCGAGACACGCAGGGTAACTGTCAAGTGCAAAGGCTTGCCTTGTAAAATACGGTGATGGTCTAGAGCCCTCAAAGACTCCAGAATTTCGTCCCGAATAATACTCGGCGTGTGGCAAAGCCACGGCCAATGTACGGTGTTCGTCAAATCGATCGAAGCTAATTGGTGGTCCGGAAATACCGTATACCATTCTGTCTTCGTTCGCCTTTCGACGAAAGTCCACGAATGAGAGTGTGACGACCGGGTAGATTTCTCTTGCCCAGTTTTCACACAGTTCAGCTGTATTGTATAAACCTTGGAGAAAGAATTTTCTCTGGAGGCCGAGCAATACAGGGTAGTCCTTGAATTTTCTACTGTCTTCATAATGATATCTCCTGTTACGTATTATAGTGACATCAGTATCATACATCCATTCGGTACCACATGACTCCCTAAAGGGTGTCCGGTAGCACGTCTTAGACGCGTTTACTGAACAACCTACGGAAGTTAGGGTACCGACAAGGACGTCAAATGCGTCATCGGGAATGATAATATCATCCCCGAAAACGGACATTTGTGAAGATAACTCACGGAGGAACTGGTCCCACGAAGCAGATGTCTGCTTCGCTTTGTGGACAGCCTGAGAGCGAACTAGCATCAACGACGCCATAGAAAGCGCCCAAAATACTAGTGTCTCCACTGGGAAGCAAGTTGCTGAACCCATAGGAGCAAATGCAACGATTTTGGTACGATCAGTGGTATTATATACCATATAATCGGATCGAGTCGACATCAATTGACGCCTTAGAAGGGGCACCTCAGAAAGGAGGTACCATACTAAAGTCGTCGAAACGGTGTCTGAAGCGTTGGAGAGATCCAACGTAATCAGACCATTCTCAACCGCATGTTGGGCCATCTTTTGGTTACGAGTTTGATCTCGTAATTGAATAGAACGGCTTAATATCGGATGACGGTCGACATATTGCATTATAGCTTTCATCTGACCCTGCTGGAGGTATTGGTTTACCACACCTTCTGCAGAAATCAGCCTCGGACCCTTGAAGTCCTTTGGCACTAAACAGCATCGGGTATCCATTGTTTTTAGCAATGGAATTCCTTTGCCGCGTGCCAACGAAGCTTCAAGTGAATGAGAACCGTATACTAGGTAGGGATAATGTCGCTCGGCCTTCGCAGGCCAAGCTAGAAAATCCCAGCGTTCAAAGCGATCTATCTTTTCGGCAACGGCACCGGGACCATGTCCTGGTGTAATGTCGCTTAAGTCTAGATTACTAAGAACCCTTCCCAAGAGCCATTTGGCTCTATGTAATACAGGGTGGTCTCGTTGAATGCGCACCTTACGGAGCGCCTCTTGACGGGCCTTAAAACCTTGTACCGCCTGTTCTTTCTGCTCGGGTGTCGACTCGATAACGAGTTTGGCATCCAAGAGTAGGAACTGGCGAAGGAAGTATATGGTTGTAGAATTAGGATTCTTCAATAGGACGCCTTCGTCATCGAATATTTCGCGGAAAACCGCGAAACATAAGATCGGAAGACGTGTGTTCCTTTTAGTGCGAAAGTTAGCAGGGCAGATAAACTGCCCCGTTACTAGACCACTATCAAGGGCTTTTCCCACTATGGGGAGAGTTACCTTGACGAAGCTAGTACCTTCCTTCGCTATCCTTTCAGATAGCGTCGTTAGGTCTTTATCAGAAAAAGGTACCGATTGAGTCATTCCATCAAGAACAATTGCTTGACGGAGTGCGATGAATCGCGCCTGGAACGATTTAAGGTCTCCCAAAAGGGTTCCCTCCAAGTCGCCTAGGTACTATTCACTCTAGATCCTTCGATGTTCATACATCTTAGGACTGCACCTCCCTTTTCTCGCTTACGCGATAGAAGGGTTAAACGGACCAGTCACATTGAAGTCCCCCTCAGGGGTGGCTCCATTGAAAATGGACGTAAGGTTAGCAGTCTTGTTGATGTACGACGTGAGCTGCGCCTGCATGTCTTTCAACATTGCGAGCGTGAACTCCGTACTACGCGGAACCGAATACTGCACGGAGATACTTCCAACCAAATTCTGGTTGGTCGTATCTTCGACGATCACCTTTTGGATGATCACTTGGTGCCGGTCCGTTCCCTTGGCCCCCACGGGGCGCAGAAAATGCTGCACGCGAAGAGTCTCGGGCTCAACGAGCCCTGCGGACTGATTCGCGTACACGGTCTGCGCACCGATCGAGGACTGGGGGGTGTAGACAACGTCGGTCGTCCCATCGGACTTTGTGAGAGTGATAGTCGCCATGGCGAACTCCTTGTGCTGTTGCCGTATTTGTTATTATTTAGGCAACGGTATACAGGATGCAACGGGCATCCCTTCCGGATCTAATGGGGCCATAACTTGAGAGTTAACTCTCCAATAGTGGCCCACTGGAAGAGACCAAGAGTCGAAAGATCGACAACTCCTGCTGTCTCAGGGATAGAGGAAAACCGTGAATAGCTATCGATACGTTTTGTACCGATAACTATCTGATCTGAGGGCTCTAATACATTGTAGCCGACCGAATTGTTGCGTCCAGGGTTGAGTCTTAACTCTAACTTGGTCGTTTTCTTTACGGAGGCACAAAGGCCCTTAATGCTCACGAAAGGCGAATTGACACGTAGACGAGTCTGATTATTCAGAATCTCTTGCGTGTCGGTAAACCAATCGAGAACAAAGGAACATGGGATTAATTCCCAAGCAAGACCGATCATCTTATTAACTCCAAAATATTGGAGATAAGCGGACCAGTCATCGTTCCAATTCAGATCCTCCCTCACGCGACACCACGCGCCAATCGTAGCCGTGCTCTTCTTTTCGAGCATAGTCACGAAGCAGCTTGTGGGGTTAGTAGTCCCGTAAATCGGGGCTGGGGGAGCGTTCACATGTGGCGAGACAAGGATGTCTCTAACTCTAGTAGGAACGTATGAACCGCCGTTCTGACGCAGGTACTCCATTCGACCTCCCACCTTACGGTGAGCATCGAGTGTAGCCTTCACGTCATGTATGGCGGGAACGACTGCGAACTTGTAAAACAAGTCCCAGTCGATTGCTTTCATACCTAGTCCCTTGACACTCCTACTGAACTCTCCGAGCTTCATCCGCCGAAACTTACTCCTTTGTCGATTAGACATTAGAGAGCTAGTTGAGTTTCTTCCCAAATGTTTGAGAAGGACTTTAATAGCATTCGTCGGGTTGACGAGTATCTTGAACGCATCTATGAAGATGTCGCTCTCGTACATAGCCTCCCCGATAAAAAAGTTAGACTCGGAAAATTGCTCAAGTTTCTCTCGAAACTGAGAGTTCAAAGCAAACCAATCGTGTTCCTGGTACGCATCTGCGGTATAGCTCTGTGTCGAGTTAGTAATTAACTGCGACATGTTGCTTGTACCGAACAGGTGCTGCAGGCGTCCGGCCGGTGATGCAAAGGAGTATGTCGACGTATCCGTGCGCTCCATTGAGCCTGATCCCGTAGTTCGACCATACTTAACTACAACGGCGGTAGGGCTATATAAGCCTACCTTCGTTTTCGTGTGTGTACAAGGCTTGACAGGAAGAAACTTCCTGTTGGCGCCGAGTAAACGCGAGGCATGTCCATCCGCCGACGATTTATCGTCGTAGATGGATTTACGGTTACGCTTAGTGCGTTTCCACATGCCAGTAAGTGGGTCTATGACGACTTCAGGTCTTTGGAAAACAACATCGCTCATCGTCTCGGAAGTCTCCAAGACTGGAACTTTACTAACAAAGGTTGTATCCGACTGAAAAGGCGGAAACGTCCCTTGCGTGTAAATCCGGGTAAAAACCTGGCCAAAGCCACAGTCTGTAACCGGAGATAATGTTCTTGACCGGATGCGCATGATCGAGTTACCTCATTTCTGATTAATCGTTCGATCCCGCCGCAAGGCGGAACCATAGGAAAGATGCAAATACTGCCCCCTTTCGGGGGCTGACCGCCTTCATGGAATTTCTGCCATGAGTCGTTCACGAAGTTCACGAAGCCTATCGCGCTCACGCTCTGAAAGAGCTGGGGTGCGAATCAACTTCCCAAACTCAGCCATTTCGGACTGAGTTAGTCGCTTGGGGTTTCCCCTAGGGATGATCTTCCGTATTTGATCGTATGCTACTACGGCCATTTCGCCAACTTGGAGTAAAACTCCAAGTAAGGCTAATAGTTTTGGGAGCATGCTCATCCTTTCTGTGTGATCGAAACGAAGGACGGGGCACCTTACTAGGGGTGCCC